ACGGCACCAGATACAGCGAAGCTCGCAATAGCAAGTACATTTACAATTTTTTGCATGGGTCTACATTTTATAGGGTTCTTGGGGTTTTGAATCGGTAGTAATTTTAAGAGGTGCTTGCTCAATTCTGATGGTTTGGACAGGACCAGCACTAGCCTTAGCCATGATTGCTTCTATGTCCTTCGCAGTAACAGGTGGTGCTCCACCATTAACAGCGTTACCATTCTTGTCCATCTTCATAGTTCCATCACCCTTCTTAGAAGCAGTCTGAATTCCGAAGCTCGCTAAAACTCCAGTGAAAACACTAGCTATGAAAGTTGGATCTATTTTCTGTTGAGGTACTCCTGGGATCGAAACGTAATTTAACGTCAAGATTCCACCCGACCAGGCAAGTACTGTGATACGGACAGCTGTACTTATGATAGCTGCTTGTTCCTCAGCATCTGGAATGAGTGCTGACTTCAGTTTACCTAGCGGACCTTTCGGTTTCTCTTTTTTTACTTCCTCCTTTACGGGTTCAGTCATAAACAGGTTTTAATGCTGTTTATATATAGCCGTTATTCTACCACGTCTTCTTCAATCCGTCAATCCTATATTGCATACACCCTCTAATGCCTTCCCAATCCTCATTGATTGCAGCATTAATATACTTAAGTATAGTGGCAGGTTCACCACCCTCAGTCTTCTCTTCGTTCTTTAACTTCTTAGCGTAGTTGTTACCACATGGTACTGTCTCATACAATGCGAAGTTCTTCTTACTGAACTTAGCCATCAATGATGAATCCCACTGGTATAACATGTTAAAGATGCCAGATGCTTGCTTAAAGATCTCTCCATCCATAACGATGGTCTGACTATCCCATTTCTTTAGACCATACCCACCAGAATTAGTATCAATATCTTCCCTCTCATGCTGGAAGAGTTCATTAACCTTATTGATAACCTGCATAGGTTTTGCTACAAATAGCACAGTCTTATCAACCTGTTCTAATACCTGTATCTTTTTATCCCCTACCTTATCAGCCTTGTACCTTGGCCATACAGCACCACCAAATAACTTAGTGGTAGAGTAGTCACTCATGTCACCATAAAAAACTGCTGTGCCTCTGATGAGTACAACAGGTAGTCTAGTTCCCCTAAGGATCTCATGGTGAATCCTTGACTGTCTAATGGATGGAAGATACTGCACAAGTTTGTGGCCACCTTCTTTGCACCACTTCTTAATGAAGTTCTGTGCTTCCACACAAGTACCAATGTAATGAACTACTGCCTTATGACCTGGAAAACCAGTCTCGAACGTCTTTAGGGCAGTAGTTGTTGTTGCAGCACAAGCATCCTTCGATGCCTTGACTACAATATGAGGGATCCAATCCATTACACAAAACTATTTTTTATTATTTAGCTCATCTCTTGAATGAATGGGTGGACCATAAGTCTTATACTCTATTAGTTTCTGATAGAATAGGAGCTGCTCTTCAAGCTTCTCATTCTCCTTCTCCAGAATCTCAATGTGTTCTTCGTAGACGTTGTACATACGTTTTGTTGTTGAACTTCAAATGTCACAGGGATTGTCATCCCAATACTCTGTCTTACTAGGGTCTTGGGGTACCATCAATGTTTTAGTGCCGTCTGGTCTTTCAACCAGGATAACTTCACCTTCCTCTGCTAATTTTATATATTCATTTTCTTTTTCCTTAAGATCCGCTTCAGTAATTTCAATCATTGAGTAACACTCCAAAAATCTCCCTCAACATTGGCACCTTCAGGAACCTTAAAGGAGATTGGTTTCCCCCACAAGTCTACCTGTACCGACTCCGTTGTACCTAACCATGCAGTAGGAATTCTGCCTTCCCCTTTACTAAAGAAGTGACAGTCCTTAGAGAATGTTCTCTTGTCTACACGATGCAGTGCATCAGGTCGGTAGTCCCATACATTATACATTAGGGTAATTCTATCCTTGCTGTAAGGTAAAACCCCATGTATATATCTGGGATCAAAAGTTAAGAACCTTCCCTCCTCTGGAATAGAGAATGCTACCCTAGTAGGTGGACAATTTCTTACCTCTTTCTCGTTAGAACCTGTGGTTGTATCCCATATTATAGTAGGACTGATGTGATTTGTCAAATAGGTAACAGTAGAGACAAGAGGATACTTCATCTCTCCATCCTTATCACGTCTCCACATCTCATCATGATCGGAATGAAATCCTATCATACTATTATCATCTTTGATATGATGGAACCACCACTCAAATCCTATAGCAGTTGGATAAAGTTCCTTAAGATATAAATCATATGAATCTAGAACATACTTCTCAATAGTATTCTCAGGTTCATCATGGATACCTATCCACATGTTACCAGGTAACGGTTCAAACATACCAACCTCTCTCCTAAGATGGACTAAGGATGCTGAGGTTATGGCTGTTGGATACTGTAGTACCTTCATCTAATATCTACATCAATCAATCTAGTTCTTCTTTTCTTGGGTGCCTCTGTACCTAACTTAAGTTCAGGTTCCTTAATGCGAGTATCAATCTGAACAACTTCGTTCAAATCATTACCTCCCATAACACTGCCTTGTACATAGGTCTGATTCTCACAACCACATACCCTGTAGTCATGCTCATGCCTTGATGTTACTGTCGTGTTACACCTCTTGCAACGTACTGTTGTCATCTTTGTATTGAATGTCTATGAACAAAAAAATCATATCGTCATCAGAATAATTATACCCTTCATGAACATAGTCCATGACATCAAACTGTTGAGGTACTCCCTCTTCCCAGAAAACTTTCTCTCCTCTCCAAATCATATAACAATCATCGGATGGGATGTGTAATGGTATTTGTATTCTTCTGTAATGCTGTTCGTATACTGGTGGATCCTTATGTGGTCCTAGTTCTGTGCCTGGTTCAAAGCAAGCTACGGTTGAGAAAACTACCTCGTCTTGGTCTAGAATCTCCTGAGCTCTAGCATCCTTAACGACAGACTTCCTTACGCCACCTATGGCACCGTTTCTATATATGGCTTTCAACCAACAGAAGTATATATCTTTATTAGAATATCCAACTGCGGTTGGTGCTTTTCTTAAAGGAAAATCAGTTTGTACCGCCCACTCATAGATGTATTGTAAATCAGATCTCTTCATCAAATTTTCCAATCACCAAAATGCTAGGGTTAGGATCCTCAACCCACTCATGCCACTCCATATACAGTGCATACATGTCATCATAATACTTGTCCGACACTAGTTCATTGCCACGTGCTTCTACCCAATCGAGTAAGTCATTACACTGATTCTTTATGGCTATCGGTGCGTTGTTCATTGTAATAATCCTTTTTCATATAGCGTCCGAGGATGTTAGAATTGTAATAATTCTCCTCCTCACTCAGCACATTATTTAGAAACAATTGTTTAGTCTCTTCATAGTTTACCCACCCTTTTGTTCGGTGGAGACTGATAATCTCTCGCTTGAAAACTGATCGTCCAAGTTCTTTAACGTCTGACTTAAGCTCCGCAGAACTTCCGTAGTACTTTTTCCAGTCACTCTCAGACGTAACCTTGCGTTTCCCACCTCTAGGCTTTCGACGCTGGGTAAAATATTTTCTTCCGATGTATTGCCTACCCGACTGGAGATTTGTAATCCTGTAGACAAAACCGAAGAAAGAGTCAATGTCGTCAGAAGAAAAAGTTGTACCTTGATAGGTCCAGGGGTTCTCGTAATCTCCTTGACTAACTGATTCCATTTCATAATTTTCATGTCACTGTCCTATATATGTTCATTCCTTCATGCCAATTTTTGAAACTCATAAGTGGCCATACAGAATAGACAAGACTTGCTGAGTAATACCCATCACCTTTCCAAGTAACACCACTATTATAGTTATTAAAGGATACCTCTTCACATTCCTCTAACTTTAATGTACTAGCCTTACCAAGGAACTTATCGAAGAGAGGGTCATGGAAGAGCATATTCTTAGCATGTTCCCAGAAAGGTGTGTCATACTTGGATCCAAATTGATAATGCCATAGAATAAAGTTCTGGATCTGTCTTATATACTTCTTCATCCCCTTGATAGCATCATCTTTAGTACGTTTCCCTTCTATTATAACACCAAACGTACTACGTGCCCACTCTAAGTAAGTTTCTGTTGCAGTAGACTCCATTGGCTCTAAAAAGAATAGTCTATTACCCTGAAGTATTACCCTATCATCAACAGGATTCATATGCATATAACTTTTAAAAGTCTTCTGACCTGTGACCTCTACGTCAAAAAATTGCTGGAAATTTTTTTTGGCATCTTCTGTTTTTGTAATCTTATTATTGTATAGGTAACCAACAGCACCATTGTGTGAAGGAGAGCTCTCATCCATAGGTATAACAAAAGCCCACCCATCAGGAGTTGCAACATGCCTACTCCATAGATCTGCTTTAGTATTCCACCTTGGTTTGCCTAGGATAACAGAGTTAACAGGACTTTTAAGTGTAGTATATCCAGTAAAGTCTTTGGGTGTACCTCTACAATCAAAAACATAATCAGCATCAACCTCTTTAGGGTCAGGTACATTACCCTCTACCACATTGAAGCGACCTGATTCTAATGCAAACCTCTGTACCTCACAAGGACAGAAGTGCATTGCTAATGTGTTAGCAGGGAACGCATGTATAAATTTATCGTTTACCTTACCAAACCCTTCGTATAATATCCCAGTCTTAGGGGTGGCATGTATATGATTGTCGTAATAATTAAATCCTGTACCTAAAGCAGAAGCACCACCAGTGCCTTGATAAAGTAACTCAGGTGCTCCTAGTAATGTTGCTTGTCCAACTTCTTCGGGTGGTATATCAGGGTTGTATATTAATTCTACCTCAAGGTCTTTCTTTCTACCATACCATGAGTAATAGAGTGCTGTAAAAATTCCTGCGTTACCTGCTCCTACTATGCTAACTTTCAATCTGCATAACCGTCGTCATCATCACCACTATACCACTGTTCTCCGTTTGAGTCAAGGTATGAATCTTTGTCTGCGTAAACTTCTACTTTTAATTCTTCGATAAGCGTCTCCAACTGATCAATTAATATTTTCAGTTTTCCTTTTTGCATAAAAAATATCCCCGATTACAGTATGTAGTCAGGGATATAGTTTGATAAGTAAGTGACTTAAGAAACGAGTGCTACCTTTTTGGTAACTTTGAGACCACGATACATGAGATCATGATTTCTATGTTGCTGTGCTTCTTCAAGCACTGCCTTACGATACTCAGTGGTATCGTACTCGTTTCCACGATAGATGACTTTTGCCATGGTTTTACTCCTAAAGTAGTTGGGTTTTTAATCCGTTCCTTTAGTCGGCGTTTGCGTCCCAGTCACAGTTACTGGTACTATCTTGCACGATCTGAATCATTTCAGATCTGTGTTCCTCTGAGGTTCTATATGTTCTCATCTTAACGATGAGTTCATTAGCATCCTCACAAGATAAGAGAGTAGCGAGAAGAAATGGCATGGGATGAACGATCCGTTCCGCGTCGGCTTACTTGCGTCTCCTTTAGAGATGAACGTATAGGTATGTTAGCATACCCATATTATATAGTCAACCTTTGTTGTATCTTTTAATACTTTCTTCCCACTCTTGTAAAGAACTTTGACAATCAGGTGGTTCTGGATCCTTATAACCCTTCACTTGCTTCCATTTGTTATACAAAGCACCCATGTACCAAGACTGAGCAAGACTCTTAGGTCCATTCTCAAGCAACTCTAGTTCTTTCTTGCTACTAGTGTATGCTTTGTATTCTTCTCTCCAATTAGTATCATCCACCAGAAAATGTATCCCAACTTTGTTCTGCAGCATCAATGTATGCACGTTTCAACTCTTCTATGTCCCATTCTATTTCATCAGAGGGAGAATCCTGAGAAGGTATCTCCTTCGACATCTTGTTTGATTCCTCCGACGACATAGGATTCGATTTCTGTTTCTTGTGGTGCATTCTGTTGACCCTTAGAGTTTAACCAGTACTGTGTCCATGGTAAAGGATTATTTCTAGCACCAATATCATAGATAGGATCTAATCCTATCGCTTTCATCCTACGGTTAGCAATGAACTCAACGTACTGTGATAGTAATTTCTCATTCAGTCCTATCATCGTACCATCTTTAAACAAGTACTCTGCCCATGCTTTCTCTTCATCGACAGCCTTCTTAAACATCTCTATCGTATGTCCTTTTTCTTCCTTAGCGATTGTAACCATCTCTGGATCGTCACCCTGTTCCCAGTTTTTGATGATCTGTTGAGTAAGGACAAGATGTTGGCTTTCATCTCTGGCGATAAGAGAGATAATTTTAGCTGATCCTTCCATAACTTTGAGTTCACCAAATGCAAACGAGCAAGCAAAGGAGACATAGAACCTAATGCCCTCAAGAATGTGACGTTGATGACTGCTCTGTATAGTTTTCTTTTGAGTTCTTTCCTGTCATAAGTCCCGTTGGGATGTCCTTCCGTGGCCATCCTCCAGATGTTCCCGCTGTCATATTCATGTGCGTGGTTAATAAGTTCATTGTAACTTGAAGTTACTGAGTCTGCACGACTTAGTATCTTTTCATCGCCAAGTACTGTATCAAAAACATCACCTGGATCAGGGTATACGTTCTTTATAATGTATGTATATGAACGACTATGGATCATCTCCATTAGCTGCCACACATTCATAGCACCTTCCAACTCTGGAAGTGAACAGTATGGCATAAATGCCATGCCTGGAGCTCTACCCTGTACACTATCTAGCATAATCTGATACTTCAGGTTAGAAGTATAGATATGTTTCTGTTCTTTAGTGAGCAACTTATAATCTGCTCTGTCTTTCTGGAGAGAAACCTCTTCAGGTCTCCAGAAATATCACAACTGTTGTTGTGTTAGCTTATCAAAAGCAGGATACTTATACTCATCATATCTTTGAAGACCTAATGGTTGTCCAAAGAACATCGGTTGCTTCTTAGAATCAACGGGGTTGGTATTGAATACCGTTACCCCCTTGAACTTATCCTCATTACTAAGTGAATACATAATTAAATTTTACAGGATTCGCAATCTTCATCAGCAGTTTCAATGTCACAAATTAGACTTTCCAATTTACTTTTCTGCTCCTCTTCATCATACCATCCAATTGGATGTGATGGTTCGTCATCCTTCTTAGCATCATATGTATTCTGATAATAAGAAGTCTTCCACCCATACTTATATGTGTTGAGTAAATCTGTAGCCATTACTGACACAGGTACCTCATTGTTCTCATAGTTCTCTGGATTATAAGACCAGTTACCACTGATCGCTTGATCAAAGAACTTCTGAATCACTGCAGTCACCTTGATGTAACCTTCATTACTAGGCATATCCCAGAGCAACGTATAGTTATTCTTTAGATGAGGGTAGCCAGGTACGATTTGTTTGAGTGGTCCTTTCTTACTCTTCTTGATGGAGAGGTAGTCCCTCGGTGGTTCAATGCCATTAGTTGCATTAGAGACAACGGATGAACTCTCGCTTGGCATTTGTGCAGATAAGGTGCTGTGTCTGAGACCGTGTTCCTTAATTGCTGCTCGCAGATCTTCCCAGTTATGGTTAAGTTCGTGCGGTACAATGGTGTCAACATCTTTCTTGTAAGTATCTATTGGTAATATACCATCAGAGTATTTGGTCTGCTGGAATCCTTCACATGCTCCTCTCTCCATAGCAAGAGCATTAGATGCCTTAAGAAGATAGTATTGGAATGATTCTGATAGGTCATGTACCATCTTATAAGCTTCGTCACTAGCATACTTTGCTTTGTTCTTAGCAAGGTAGTGAGCGAGACCAATGTATCCAATACCAAGTGAACGTCTGTAGTGTGTACTACGTTTCGCTGCTTGTACAGGATACTCCTGATAGTTAATGAGTTCCTCTAGTCCACGTACTGCTAAGTCACATAGTTCTTCCATCTCTTCGAGATGATTGATCTTACCTACGTTAATAGCAGATAGAATACACAATGCTATCTCACCATCAGAATCATCAATGTGATGAATAGGATCTGTAGGTAGAGTGATCTCCTGACACAGGTTACTCATGCTAACCTTGTCCTTAAAGGATGAGTGATCATTACAGTGATCTATATTCATGATATAGATACGTCCTGTCTCTGCCCTCTCTTTTAATAGATCAAGGATAAGTTCTTGTGCTGATACAGTTGTACGTGGGATTGATTTCTCTGATTCAAATCTAGTATACAGATCATCAAACTTATCTGTTCCAAAAGCTTCATACAAACCTGGAACATCATGTGGAGAGAACAAACTCATCTCCTTATTAGAGATGAACCTCTCGTAAAATAGTTTAGAGATCTGAATTGAGTAATCTAATTTCCTTACTCTGTTATCCTCTGTACCCTTATTGTTCTTGAGTACAAGGATGTCTTCTATTTCTTGGTGCCAGATTGGGAAGTGGACAGTTGCTGATCCACCTCTAACGCCATTTTGAGTGCAGCATCTGACAGTCGCTTCAAATTTTTTGAGAAACGGTACGACACCTGTGTGTTGAACTTCGCCGCCTCTGATTTTGCTGTTGATGCCACGAATTCTGCCCGCGTTAATGCCGATGCCCGCCCTTTGTGCAACGTAGTAACCAATAGCCATGTCAGAGCTGAAAATGCTGTCAATCGTGTCATCAACATCAACGAGAACACAGGATGCAAACTGGCGAAGTGGTGTTCTGACTCCTGCCATGACTGGCGTTGGGATGTTGATTCTGTGCTTGCTGACTGCGTTGTAGTATCGTCTGACATAATCTAACCTCGTTTCTTTAGGGTACTCTGCAAATAATGTAGCGGCGATCATGATATACATTTGCTGAGGAGTTTCATACTTATCCCCAGTACTTCTATCCTGCACCAAATACTTATCTACAACTTGACGTAGACCAGCATAGGTGAAGAGATAATCACGACCATGATCTATGTAACTATCTAGTTGTTCCCACTCCTCTGGGGTGTACTTAGCGATGATCTTATCATCATAAACCCCTTGGTTGACACAACCATGTACATGTTCCAGAAGATCTGGATACTCTTCACATGGATATCCATGCACTGCTTTCCTCAGACCAAACAGTAACAACCTAGCAGCAACATACTGATAGTTAGGATGCTCAAGATCAATTAAATCTGAAGCAGACTTAACTAGAATCTCTTGCACCTGACTAGTCTGTATCCCATCGAAGAATTGTAGACCACTACTCATCTCTACTTGTGATGCAGACACACCTGCGAGATCCTCGCAAGCGAACTCAACCATCTTGTGAACCTTCTCAAGGTTAATGGGTTCGTGTATCCCATCTCTCTTGACTACTTTAATTCCGTTGCTCATACCTTCCAATTTGATAGTTGTAACTTTGCTTTAAGTCCTTGGTACACATTAGATTGTACCACATCTTTTACATTTATGCCAGCATTTGACATGTCATTGAGATCTTTGTGTTGAATCTCCTTTGGCCACACTACGACCTTATCTCCGTGGTCGATTGACTTGGAGATTTTGTCGGTGATTTGTCTACTCCTAGGTTCATTATCATAAACCCAAATATAATCGCGCCAACCAAACGTCCGAATATCAACATCGGAACCGCACATAGCAACCGAGTTCTCCAAAAAGAAAGAATCAAATGGTCCTTCGACGATGTAGATTGTGTCATCTTTGTTTAGTGTGTCTAGTCCGAACAGTTTAGGAGCATCCTCCTCCAACATCACAGTAATATACCTCATCTTTGGGTTGGCTGCCAAAGATCTACCCTGAAAACCTATAAGGTTTCCATCAGTATCATTGAGAGGTATAATAATTCTATCTTCATCTTGGGTAGTACTAGAGAATGTCTGCTTCTGAGTGTTTGTCCATTTTTTAAACTCTGGACAGTAGTATAACTGGTTTAATTTATTCTCTGGTATACCCCTCCCAAGTGCGTAAACTTTTGCTGGATGTGATTTATTTAGACTGGCGAGTGACTCTAGGTTTACCTTTCGTTTCGGTTTGAAAGTAGGCTTAGTAACAAACTTAGTAAGGTCAGGTTTTGGTACGTTACCACCCATGGTGCCTTCCTTATATCTCTCCAGAACATACTCATCATATACATGGGGAGCGTTGTCCTTTAAGAAGTTAGAGAAGGATCTAGTGATGCCACAATTGTGACATTTAAACACATGATCACCCTTAACTGCAAAGATATATCCTCTGGTCTTATTCCTATGCTTCTTTGAATCTCCACAGTAAGGACACCTGAATGTCCAGACACCAGGCTTCAGTCTCTTATACTTCTGCAACATAGAAGATGCTAAGTTAAGATACTTGGTATCAATATAACTCATACTTCAAACCTAGGCATGGATGTAAGAGGAGTATACCATCCTGTCAAGATATACTTGTCTCCACTAAGAGGTGGGTTACCCCTGTGTATATGTGTCCATGAACCTGGCCACAGTAATGCTGTGTTAGTGGTAGGTTTAAATCTTTTCTGTTGATATAAAAACTCTGTCTCTCCACCCTCTTCTACATCGTTGAGGTAAATCATCCATGCTATTGCTCTGGAATTATTAACCCATCCCATATTCTCACAGTGCCACTCATGGTACCCCTCAGACGGTGAGGTCTTCTGGAGTATTGTGTTAGCACTAGTCCACTCAATGTTTCTAGTTAGATATGGGTATGCATCTAAGTAATCCCTTAGAGCAACCTTCAACAGATTTTGATTTACTTCTGCTGCAAGGTCAGGCCAAAAAGGTTCCAAGGACAATTGCTTATCCTTCTGGATCGTATTGGATCTGACGTTATAACTGATGTTCTGATCGATTAGAGAAAGAAGATTCCCTAACGTCTCATCAGGTAGTACTTCCTTGTACTCCCGTATGAAGTTCTCCACGTCCTGCAATACTTGGTAGTACTATGGTAGCAGATTCTGTTGGCACTGTCAAGAGTGGACGGATTATTTTCTGTCCGACTGGGCTAACGACGAAAGATATAATAGCAAGACCACCAAAAATAGACCACATTTTCTTCTCCATGATCTGAAGACGGTCATCGACTTTTCTAATATCTCTTTCACAACCTTTCTTTATCTCCTCTGCTTTGCGATTAACTTCTCGGTGTACACTCTCTACTTTCTCAAAGAGTACTGCATCTATTCTATCTTGCTTATCTAACTTCTCCGAATGGACAGCCAGCAGTTGACTCATCTTCACAGAATTTTCCTGTAAAGAATCTACGATCTTTTCCAGACGTATTATAATTGCATTGTTAACGTCTGTCACGTTGTATCATTTGTACTTATCCTGAGTATTTATTCTCTTTACATTCTCTTTATTAAGTGCATGATCCAAAATAATACAGTACCGAGGTTGTTTCATTGTGTTCACTACATGGTGAGGAACTCTACTATAAAAGAAGAAACCTTTACCAGATCTGATGTCCTCGATGTGTTCCTGCTTAGGTGTGCCAAGTCCAAGATAACATTCTTCACCCTCTTCTATTCTAACATCCAATCCAATAATACCTCTGATGACCATCTCTTGCCAACCTTCTGGATCTCTATCAGCGTGCCATCCAATACCACGACCAGGTCGTGTAACACTTATACCTACCCTCCTCCTCACACCAGATTCATATAGTATCCTAGTAAGATTAGGTAAGAGACTACAGTTAGGAGTAAACATAATCTTCATGTCTGTATTAGGCATGACAGTTTCAAAGTTGAGATCACCTTCAGGCATCTTAGAAAAATCTTCACCAGTCCATTCCAATTGGTTCCCACAGAACTCAGGTATCTCCATTGCTGAACTACCTGGTTTATATCTCTCAGGATTAGCACGCCAGATACTAGATTGATCATCCCACTTACCAGCATCTAAATATCCACCGAACTGGGCATACAATCCAGCTACCTGCCAACCATCATAAGCAATCTTATTCTGTCCAGTATATCCTGCAGAGTATCCCCACTCTCTCCACATAAGTTTTGGTAGATTCTCACGAAACTCTTCTTGTATAAGATCAAAGTTATCAAATAGATGTTCTAACCCTGGATTAATTTCTGAGTACTGCCAGATCTTATCGAACCATGATCTACTCACCAGAACAACCTCCACTTACCATTACATTTAAGACCATGACCTTGGAATGTAATCCTATAATCACCATCCTTAAAACCATCTCCTAATATCATCTGATGCATAATCATTCCAGAGTAATGAAAACAATGACCCTCATAGTGGGGTATTATATACGGTATATATTGCTCCAGATCACCACAGTCTTTATCAAATAATTTAAACTTCCATGGGTCTTCAATAGCATTGGCTTCCTTTATCTCCTTAACATACTCAACGTTAGCATACCTTTTTATAATATCATGGTACCAGATGTACTGTAGATCTGCTGCCTTACTATGATGCTTCTTTGGTAGATCCCAAAGAGCAATAGCAGAACCATTATGAGGTGCCTTAATAGTGAAAGACATACTCAATTGATTCTTCCAGTCAACATTATCAACTCCATACTTCTGCTTGAAATAATTCCTAGCGTACCACCACTGACCATCATAATGAAGACAACGATGGTGCTTCCTATCAGTAGGAGCATTCTCAAACTCATAGATGTGGTATCCTGGAAGACCTAAACTATCCTCATACTCAGCAGATCCAATCTCATCCTGTATCTTCTCCAGAAATGTATCATACAACCACCCTAATCGCTTCCAGAGGACACGATTATACATCTTCTGTAACTTATTATAAAAACCCCATCCACGATCTCTAGCATCCATATAGAGGGCAGCACCTAGAGTATAGTAATGCACATACTTTTCTATACCACTGTCAGGTCCAGCAATCTCTAGAGCAGGATGCCAATTGGTTCTAGCTATCCATAACTTCCTCATGGATACTAGTTCTTGAAAAACCTTCTCTGATTCTTCAGGTGTTAGGATAGGTATCCTATTAAAATTTAAAAGTACAGTCTCCATATCCCATCACATTTAATACCATGTCCCTGTAGTGTTATCCTTCGATCAACATTACTTGGTTTATATCCTGGAATGATTTGATGTAAGATGTGTTCTGTATGATAGAACAACTTACCTACTGTGTAAGGTACTACCATTGGTTTAGTATCGTATATCGCATTGTAATCAAAAGGTAATGATCCATTATCCCAAAACTCTTTGTTCTCTCTAGGGTCAACATCATCCATGAACTTCTTGATAGTAGAATCCTTCTGACTATCATCTTGGAAATTAAATTTCTTTATCCAATCGTCATCTAAACTTAACCAGTCCCATACCCATAGTCCACCACCATTCTTAGGTAGTTCAATAGGTAATGTAAAGGACAATGGTTCTTCAAAGTCAACCTCATCAAAGGTATTCCATATACATGGATGCTCTCTGTATTGAATGTCAACATGAAGAGATGCTAATGGTTTCTGCATTCTCTCAACACAACCAGGATGTGATACCTGACCTGGCTTATGACCAAAGACATGGAACCCTGGAAACGCAAGTGAATCTAACAACTCTGCTGGTCCTAACTCAGCAGATATCTTCTCACAAACTATATCATACAACCAATCAAAATTCTTTTTGAGTACAGGGTTAAGTATAGCCCTGTGCTTATGGTACTTAGATATACTTTCACACCCTTCTAAGTATGTATATGCACCGACAGTAAAAAAATCCATAGGGTCAGGTGCCCTACGGATCCAAACTTTTTCTAAGTTGTCTACAAGTTTTACTGCTTTGGTGGATTGCTCCTCACTTAATACATCAATAAAACCAAGCATCACATAGTCATAAAGGTGGTAAGAATCTCTTTACTAGTTGATAGCATTTCAGTAAGTTTTTCCTGATGCTCTTCACTAAGTTGAGAGAACCTTTCAATTATAACAGTTGCCTCTTCCTTTGTCAATACTAATTCTGTCTCGTCTCTGAAGTAGAACGTTGTATCACTAGCACCATCAACCAATTCACAGATTGATTCCAAATACACTAGACCATCAAGCATAGTGTGTTCTTTCTTTAGCTGCTGAGATAGTTTCTTCTGTCTGTCTTTACCCTTCTTGGCATAGTCAGATGCCTTTGCACGAGAGATTGTCTCAATTTCTTTCTTACGATTAGCAGCACGCTTCTCGCGTTCCTGTTTCTTCTGAACCTTACGCTTCTGAGAAATGAATTTATATGCTTGTTTAGTAGTCTCACCACCACTTTGGGTGTCTTCTACTTGTAATGCTTCAGCCATTTTCTTTTTCCGTTTAGTGAGACGCTTAATAAGTTTACGTGCTTGTTTACTCCTACCATCTATGTAGGTTGGATCATCTCTTCGATGTTCCCACTGCTTACCTGCAGCCTCCTTTTTCTTACGAGCTTTTGTCCTTCTTTTGGACAGTCCCATGATAGGATCGAATCCAGCAATGGCACCCTTACCTGTGGTGGGTGTATTGATTGGACCAACGTTGGTTATGCCACCAGCTCCCATCATATGTCTTTAAGCTCCTCTAAGATACATTCGTTTACTGCAATCTCCTTGAGTGAATCCGTCTCAGCAACTCTGTTAGGATACTTATCAAGGAAAATCATAATCGCTTTGATGTCTGACCAGTAATCTCTCTCCATCTTATAGAAGAGAAGTAAAGGTGCAGCTTCACCAAATACATTGTATATGATAATGATGTGGTTTAAAAGAAGACTAAGTTTAACCTCAGTACCTTTGTGATACTTCTTGAGGAGACGCTTTATATACTTAAAGCGTCTCATGTCCTCAAAGAAATCTTCCTTCGTTGCCGCTTGAGGGTTATCATAATTTTTAATAGCAAATAGGATATAATTATCCTCGTTCAATTCATCAAATCTCATGCGTCATTACGTTCTGTCGTTAACAGTTAGCGTACCTGCAGTACTATATGCTGTAGTACCACCAATGGAGTTGTTAACTACACATCTGTACTTGGCACCGTTGTCAGCAGCAGCAGTGAGTCCTGTAATGGATCCTGTATTTGCTGAGGTCTTACCTGCAAGGTTAGACCAGTTAGTGTTGCCAGATTCTTGTCTCTGCCACTGGTATGTAAGTGACTGACCTGAACCAGTAGATGATGCTCCACTCAATGTGAATGTAGCAGCAGCGGTAGCAGCAGCAGTTACTGTAACAACAACAGCAGCGGCTCCACCTGATCCTAGTGAGGCATCAGCGATTGTGATTGTCTCGTTGTCAGCGTAACCTGTACCACCAGATACTAGAGTGATTGTTGGATCACCGTTAGCAGCAACAACAACTGTGAAGTCAGCACCTGTACCAGATGCGTTACCAGCAGCGTTGGTTACTGTGTATGTTCCAGCAGTTCTGTTTCCAGCAGCTGCACCGTTGTCACTAATTGTAGCAACCGCACCAGCAGGAGCGTATGTTGTTACGTTAGCAACTGTACCAGGTGTGATTACAGAAGTAACGTCTGCACCGAATGCATCATCAGCCTGTGTCTCAGCAGCGTTAGCCTCTGGACCTGCAATCGTTACTAAATGTTCTGTCTTGAATCTGGTGTTACCATGCATGTCTGTGTAGGTATCAACAGCCCACCAACCAGGACCACTAAGTCCTTTATTTTTGTTGACCGCTAGTTGTGCTTCTGTATCGTCAATAAAGACAATAGTTTTTGTATTGGACGATGCAGCTACACCTATGCCACCTTTAGTCTTATTGGCGTTGCTGTCGTCCTTTCCGTAAAGGGACATGGGTTACTCCGAAATTTCTATAGTTGTCTATATTTTATTTATCCAATCAGGATTCTAGTAATGCTTTACCTAAAGCAGCAACTAATTCGTCGTCTACTTTGTTTCCTGTCTTGGCTGCAGCCTTCTTAAGTAACTTAATTAAGAAGTCCTTTATAACAGAGTCAAGGTCATCAGGTATCCTGTCAACTGCCTTGTTGATAATACTGATCGCGATGGGCATTAAAAAATTAATCATAGCTATAACAATGTGCTGTTATATATAGTCCTCTTCATCTTCCCATTTCTCCATAACGACACCTTCCTTTTCAAGTTGTGACAAAGAATAGTCAAGTATAACTACAATCCTGTCGTGAGAACCGTTATGTTGTGCCCAATGTTTATCGTGATCATGGAAAGCAAATGGTTTTCCCACCTCCCATGTTCTCTTACGTCCACGTACACTTAACCATGCACCTGGATCAGTAACTATAGGTACATGTAACCTCAATGAATCTATGTCACCACTATGAGGATTGATCTTTGTACCTGGAGATAACTTACTTATAGTACAACTCTTTAATATCTTAGACTCTATCTCAGGTTGTAGTGACAGATGGAACAAAGGACAACACTCCTTCATACTCTCAGTTAGTTTGGGTAGTACTTCCTGTACCTTCTCTACCGTAGTATTAAATAACTCAACGAATGAAACCATCTCGCTGAGTTCAAAGTCTTCTTCTGTTGCTGTAGTACCTACAGCATTAAGTGGCATAGGGATGACTGTCCATGAGCCATCCCAAAGCTGCACCCT